TCGGAACATCGGCAGGCCAGGCAAGGATGAGGAGGGCTTGAGCGTCTTTGGTGAGTGCGCTGATGCGTTGTTTCACCCATTCGGCTCGTGTTGCTAGTGCGGTGTTACCTGATGCGATAACGCCTCCAGCCTGTGGCTTCGGACTGGCCACAGGCTGGTCGGCACTCCGCTTCTCTTCGGAGAACTTGTAGGGTCGGAACAGGTCTTTGCGTTTGCGCCATTCACGGGTCTTGATTGACATGTTCAATGCGTCTAAGCCTGCGACTAGGTCAACGGTGTAGAACTTGCAGTCTGCTTCTCCTGCTGGGAGGTGGCAGATGATGCCTTCTGTTTTGTCGAGGTTTGGGAGCGGTTTGCGTTCACCGGTGTGCCAGTCATAAATCCATTCGGCGTTCGCATACGCAGCCAACTGCACTGCTATCGAACCGTATGAATACGACAAGTCGGTGCCTGTCTTCAAGTCAAAGATGACCAGACGACCGTCACGCAACTGCACGATGCGGTCAGCGGTACCAGCGTATTGAAGTTCATCGTTGATCAACAACACCTCAATCCAATCAGCCTGCATCCGCATATCCCACGCCGCACATGCAGCGACATAGGTTTCAATATCGCCTTGAAGACCTTGCAGGATTTGTGGCTTCTGACCACGATCAATCTGTTCAGTGATCGCATGCAATGCGGTACCAAGGTTGGCTCGCCCGTAAGCACCAGCTGCTTCAATCGCATCATTGGCAATCTTGTTCAGTTTGCTTCGGTCATCCAACGCTGTTGATGCTTGCGCAAGAAGATCGGCACGTTTGACAATGCCTGTCAACGCCATTCGTGTTTTCCAATCAGCAAGCGAACCCGTGTCATCAAGTGTCTTGGCAATCGTTGTCACTCGGGTGTAGCCGAGTTCTTTCCCTGTGTCAGGGTGTTGAATCTTGTATCGCCCCCAACGATCTTTGGGTGCTTCCTCGGTCAGGAATTGTTCGGCGGTCATGGTGCAGGGTCTCCTTGTAGTTTTGGGAATTATTTAGATTGGTCAAGATAGCAGGTCTTTCACGCCTGCGCGGGTATGTCTACTTCGGGGGTGTATCAGGGTTGATCATCAAGTCAACAGTGGTCATCAGTTCAGCCCACAAATGCGCAGGCATGATCGCATACCAGTCATCCACATTGGTGAAACCGCGCCTCTTGGCTATGACCAGACCAGTCCAAGCCTCAGCGTTTTCCATCTCCACTTCCAACTCACCAAGCCAACCAGGAATATCAATCGACTTGCAGTTCTTCACCTCAATACAAACGCCAGGAATGCCGTCAATGTCGCCACGATCATCCGTCCAACCGGCACGACTTCGCTCAGCATTCACCCAACCCCAAGTGCGCAACCATTTCGCCACAGCCAACTCAGCTGACGAACCTTTGCGCTTCTGTGGTGATGTCATATTCTTCTCCTCGGCTTGTTTGGTTTCCTTCGGCCACGCTCAACGGTAGTTGTGCCAGCCCAAATACCATACTCCTCGTTTGCCATCGCAAACTCTAGGCACGGTTTTCGGACGGGACACATCGCGCAAATCTCTTTGGCTTTGCGAATAGATATGGATGAGCCTTCGTTGAAGAACAGGTCAAGCATCCCTCGACATCGGGCTTGGTCTTGCCATTTCGGTCGATCAGGTCTGAAGACACCTTCGCCTTCAGACCACAAATCGACAACGTGTGCGTTGCTCATCGTGCAGTTGGATGACTGTGTCGGGCGTTGATTTGTGCGCGACGTGCAGCGACAAGCCTTGAACTCTTGACTGCACGAGCCTCACGCTTTGCTTCCCGTGACGGTTGAGATATCCAATAGTGAACTGCACCCAACGCAATCAGGTTGATTCCGATCCAAGTCACCCAATCTGTTCGGCTTGCAGGTTCGGCATCCGGTAGGTCTTCGGCTGATGGCATAAACATCAACACCCAACCAACTGCGATCAGTGCTGTAGTCCAACCAATCTTGATTCTGTTCCGCTCCATGTTTCCTCCTTGTAGTAGTTCATACCAAAGTAGGACACAGGTGACACTTAGTGGTGGATGGTCAGAGTCGCCAATGGCGAAGACCGCCATTGTCAAAGAGATACTTGGCGACCTTCAGGTTGCAGTCCACATCAAAGAGTCCTGTGATGTCGGTGCCACAGATATTTCTGGTGACGGTCTTCCATGAGGAGTTGACCTGGACGAGTCCCAGGTCTTGGGTTTTGTTTCGGTTGAGCGTGGTGTTATGTGCCTTCGGGTTACAACGTGACTCGCGATATGCGATGTATGAGAATGCTTTGGCTGGTAGGCCATATTCCCTGAACTTGTCTTCCCATTCAGGGCATCGTTTGGTGGGGTCTTTGGGGACTCCCGCTGGGATTATCTCAGCAATCTGCACCACATGTTCCCGCAGATGTCTTGGATATTCGATGCGGGTGTGGTGGGTTGAGTGGGGTTCGGGGGCTTGGGTGGCTTTCGCTACTCCTAAGCCGAAGGTGAGTGAGGATATGGATATGACGATTGCGGTGATGCGTTTCAATAGGTTGCCTTCCGTTTGTCCGATATATAACCCGCACCCAAGGAGGGGAGATGCGGGGGATGTTCCATGCGCCCGCCGAGGTCGCAGAACGATCCGCTTCTCAGCCTAGTCGGTTGGGTGGTACTTGGTTTGGTAGTAGAGGTTCAATGCTTCTCGGACTATTTCGCCTTTGGTTAGGTCATATTTGGCGCATTCATCCTCCACCCAATCAATGGTGTATTGGGGGAGGCGAACGGTCAGGGTCGGGTATTTGGTCATCGTGCGAGGATTTCCGCTTCGTGAGCATCATCCAAGCATTCGTCACATTCGTCATGTGCATTCATCACACTTTCATCCATGTGGATGGAGCAGACGATATCTCCTTGATCGTTGATGTAAGTGTTCATTTTGTTACTCCTTGTAGATTTTTGTTTAGTTCTGCCCATTCTTGGACACTCAAATTGTGATTCATTTCAGCCCATTCAACCGAGTTGAACTTACGAGGTACGAACTCAACTTCCTTGACGGTTGGACTGTTTGTGCGGTCAATGTTTTTCATGAGAGTTGGGTATTTGAGTATCGTGCGCTCCATCGGCATGATTCGCAAATGGTGTGGTCAGCACCTATGAGTTCGGAGAACTCGCTTGCTTCTTGGTCTGTCATCTTGATCCATTTGGTCATTGATGTGGTGATTGTTTTGGCTGATGGTCGGCTCTGCAATCTTGCTGAGGCTTCAAATCCGATGTGCTTTTGGCAAGCGATCCCACCGTTTAGGTCTGACCAGAATGTTTCCGTTACTGCTGTTTCCATGATGTCCCTCCTTGGACTATCAGCAGGTGGTTCCTGCCGATAACTTCAATATAGGGTCATTGTAAGACAAATGCAAGCATTGATTTGGATATTTTTTGAGCCTTACTGGGTAAGGGTTTGCGGGCTACAGACCTGAATCTTGCGCACCATCGCCACAGGAATGTGCAGAATATGGTCTAAATCGTCATCAGCTGTGCGGGACTGGAAGACGGTCACATGGTCAGCCTTCCCACCATCACTGGTCGCCAACAGGAACCCGCACGTTTGGATGAGATATTCGTCTTGGTCAATGTCTGAGATTGGTGTCCAGCCTGTGCCACCTGAATGAGTGTCAGCCCAAGTCACCAGCACGATAGTCATGGCTTGCCTGCCAAATAATCTACGCCACGCCACCTTGCCCAGCCGTCACGGATGGGGATGAGTTCAAGGTTGAAGTCGCCGTCACCAGGTTCGTACTCGACAACTGCGAGACCTTGTTGCCAGTCTTCTGACCGGTACAACGGTCGTCCGTCAAGATCGTGGCCTCCGCGTGTGGATGGCACAGCTCCATCGGTTCGTGCCAAACATCCTGGCGATGCAGCCAAGATCGTTCTCGCCCCGTCGTAGTCATCTCTGGTTCGTTCAGCCCATTCGCGCCGGTGGATGTGGCCGAAGATGACTGAGGTCTTCTGTGTTGCCAAATACTTGTGGGCAGTCGAGCCACCTGATGCAACCTTGTCGCCGTGAATGACGTGCAAGCGTTCGTTCACCCAATGCACTCCTGTTGGGTAGCCGCTCAGATACTCCACCTCAGACTCATCAAGCCTGCACAGGTATGGCACTGACATCACAGGCCAGTCGTGCGGTGTATGTCCACGTCGAAGCCCGAAGGCTGCGGAGGCTGAGTCAAGGATCATGTTGCCGAGTCGTTCCTCATGGTTGCCTGCGATCCAGATGATGCGGGCTTTCGGTGCGAGCGTTCTGATCTGGGCGCATAGTTCGGTGGCACGGTCGATGGCGGCTTGGGTGGTGCGGGCGAACGCTGGCGTGTAGCGATATTTGCCAAACTCGCAGAGGTCTAGGTTGTCACCAACGAGTACGACTTGGGAGGGTTTGGCTGCTTTGACGATGGCTAAGGCGCAGGTGATTGCGTCTTCATCGTGGATGGGTTCAAGTGTTCCGTTGGCTTGGTGGAAGTAGCCGATCTGCATGTCAGGCAGAATCACAGCCTTCTCGTACACACCGACGGTCGGTGGTTGGATGTTGAGTTTCGGTACCGCGTACCGTTTGCCTGGTGTTACCACTGGCCACGCTGGGGTGATGCCATTGCGAATGGTGTCAGCGAGCGACATTGGTTGCCCGATATCTGGTGATGATTGAGCCGTGAAGTGTTATCCCTCGCGCTTGGAGGGCTTTGATTATTTGGGCGGGTGTGATTGTCGGATCGACTAGGGCTTCTAGTAGGTCTTTGCCGTCTTGGTCGTTGAGTCCAGCAACGATTTCGCTGATTCGGTCACGCCTTTTTTGTGGGCTTTCTTGTCGTATTTCGTTGAGAAACTTGCCCACTGTTTGTCCCCTTGAGATGCCAGTCGATGTGTGAATCCAACTTACTGTCAATCTTGTCCACATTTCCACCGATGGTGCGAATTGCTTCCATCACCGTTGCGTGATCATCGTGGTTCTCTTTGCGGAACGCCATCATCAGCGTTGTCAACACGGTGCCAACCAGCCCGATCAGAGCTGCGAGAACGATTCCCCAGTCCATCATGCGGGCTTGGCCGCTTCGTAATCGAGGACGGCTTGAGGCATGGCTTGACCTTCGGTAAACCGAATGTGCCAACTTTCAGCCCCAGGCATCTCGACAACCTCATGGCTGAAACCGAAGCGTTGCTCGTTGGCAAGCAACCAGTCCATCACTTTCTTGTTGCCGGTGTTCGCAATATCTATGGCGATCCCAAGCATGTGACGTGAACAAGTCTTGGGGTCATCGTTTGGTGCGGCCAGTGGGGCGTTGCCAGGCTTCAGATACCACTTCTCACCGTTCCAAGTACGGGTCGAGGCATTTGGCAGAGGGGTCTTGCTGTACCTGGTCACGAATCCAGCGCGTTGCTGTTCGATGCTGCGGAAAGTATCGCCGGAACTGGTCGGTTTCAAGATGACGCCATCGGCCTTAGCAGCCGCGATCATTGCCTCAACTGCACGAGCTGCACAATGGTGCATCATTCCGCCACAGGAAAGACGACGCAACATCGGTGTCGTTATCTCAGACGGCTTCTTGCCTTTCAGATGTTCACAGAACTTGATCGGCACCACAGGCCAAGGCATCTTGGTCATGGCTACTTCTTCTTTGCGCCGAACGCCTCATTGATTTCTTCGGCAGTCAACTGACCATCCAAAGAGGCTTGAGCCAACTTCTGAACGACGGTGGCAACAGCGGCGAACCCAGCCAACACAGCCGACTTCCACAATTCTAACTCGGGCGCAATAAATGCACTGCCGCCGACGATGGCTAGAGCTGACGACAGGAACACAGCGACAATACGGCCACCCACATCTTGGATCTTCTTCATGACTTGTCTTCTTTCTTGGTTAGGACACCCACAAGATGAAGACACAAAGTTCCAACCGTCACCCAGATGGCAAGCTGCTGGGTGAACCCAGACAACGTGCCAATCGTGATGATGGATGCGCCGATAGTCCAGAGGAGTGCGTGAATCTCGCCCCAGAATCTCATTGTCGTCTCCGTAAAGTAGGCGCAGGACTTGCCGCTAATAGTACCGCACCCAACGCAACTAACGCACGACGCTCAGACACAGGGATGCGTGAATCAACCGGCACATAACTATCGGCGAACCCTGAGAAGATATTCAACACCGACTCAAACGCTTCACGCACCTCAGACGGCGCATCCTGCACCGCAGCCACAACCTCAGCAGCTTGCTCCACAGACAACTCATCCGTGCTGATCTCACTAAACAACGCCTCAGCCTGGTCGCTGGTGATGGCGGAAAGTACTTCGGGGCTGGAGACGAATGCGGCGGCTTGGCTGGTGTCTAGGTCTTTGGTGATGAGGTCGTCGACTAGGGCAACGATTTGTTCTTCTGTTGCTTCGGAGAGCTGTTCGATGACGGCATCAAACTGTTCTTCGGTCAACGCTTCTTTCACGTCTGGTGGGGCTGGGACGGTCTCAGGTGGCGCAGGTATGGTGTCGACGATTGGGAGCGTCTCGGGGGCTTGTGGCGCGTCTGGTGGGCTTGTCACCTCTACTGGCGGTAGCGTAGCCTCAGCCGTTTCGGGAGGTTGTGGTGCTGTTTCTATTGGAATTGGTTGTGTCTCTGGTGGTGTGGGTTCCGTATCTGGTGGTGCTGGCTGCGTTGTGGGTGGTGGCGGAACCGTTGCAGGTGGCTGCGCTACTGGTGGCGATACGGGTTCTGTGGTGGTTGTGGTTTCAACAACCGTCGAGGTGGTCGTCGTTGAAGTGGTGGATGTAGATGCTTGAGTGGTTGACGGTTCTAGCGTGGTCGTCGTTGATTCTGTTGATGTTGTTTGGGGTAAGGAAGAAGTAGATGCCTCAACCGTTGTGGACACATCGGTTGTCGTTGAGGCCACAGGGCTAGTGGTGAACGCTTCGTCCGGCACGATCTCCCATTGACCGTCGTCAATCTTCCAAGCCAACATCAGGCAGGCACCACCGCCATTCTCATACATCCACACCTCTAGTGGCAGACTGCCAGCCTGAAGGCTGAGATTGCCTGACTGCCAAGCCGAACAACCCTGGTCAGTCCATGATCCCCAAGTATTGCCACCGATAGTTGCTTCACCACCATCATCCGAAGCCAACATGAACTCAATCGTGGTGTGTTCTGGAATAGTGATGAAGCCCGTCAGATGCACCATAAACAAATCATCAGGACAATCCTCAACCGGCTCACCGTCATAGCTGCGATTGATATTGTTCTCAACCTCACTCGCACACAACTGGTATTCAGTAGTTGACTGCTGAGGTGGTATCTCGTCTACGACGTAGTAAGAGGCATCCAAGCCTTGAACCGCATCAGCACGAGCAATGAAAGGAAAGAAACTTAGAACTACCGCAGGAAGAACTATCAGCCAGCGTGTGAACCGCACATCACTCAGCCGAGTAACGCGGCGGCTTCATCTGCGGTTAGTCCTAGTTTGTCTAAGACTGCTTGACGTGCGGCGGCTTGTGCGGCGGCTTGTGCCGCTTGTGCTTCGGCTTCGGCTTTCTGTGCGTCAAGAGCGGCGGCTTCTTCTGCGGTCGCTTCACGTACTAGGTCGTCTATTTGTATCTTGTAGCCCATATTTTAGTCCTAACTGTTTGCGTATCCATAAACACGAATAGTTCCACCCGTCATCGTGCCAGTACTTGGAAGAATTGTAAACGCTGTAAATGATGTTGTTCCGGTATGTATACCAACAATAGGGCCGCCCAAATCTGTAGCAATTAACGAAGCATTTAAAAAAGTGTTTTTGGCTAAAAACGGATTACTAATTTCGGCGTTAATTTGTATGTACGAAGTGTTGCCTGCACCTGCACGTGCAAAGTTTGATTGTGATGATCCGCCTGCGCCAGTAAGGCTGGCACCATAATTACCATAAATTAACTGATGATTATATAAGGTTGTTGCTGAACCTAATTGGATTCTCATATCAGCACTAGTAGAACAAACACCACCCGACACAATTATTTTGTATGCGTCGTATGTAGCACTAAACGCATCAGTCACCTCAACGCTTGAAACTGTCGTGCCAATAGTTTGTGTTTTGATAAGCACAAGACCCGGAGCGGTTGCAACGGACTGCCAAGCCGCGCCATCATAATACTGCGTGGTGTTTGAATCCTCAAGATAGGCAAACTGGCCTTCCGCTAAAACCTTCTCGCCACTGCCGCCAAAAGCGTCGTTGCGCGTCGCTGTACCGCTGAACACCGGTATGCCATTTGAAAGCAGATTTTGATTCGCTGCGGTCAAGACTTCCGCTGATGCGAAAGTCGGAACCTTAGTCTGTGCATTTGCGCCCATGATGCTCCTATCCTAGTCCAACGGTTGCGTCGTCAAGTTGCGACGTGTCAAGTATAAACGGTGTAATCAAATCAATCTTGCCGAAGCCGATATTCACTTCATGTCTGGCAGGGCTGAGGCGATGTTGGATGGATTCGACAACCACATTCTGGGTGACGGTCAGTGGCACACCGCTAGTGAACACACGGGTCACCGACAGAATGTCACCAATCTCCAAAGCTGCGATCTGTTCCTGCTGTGCAGCCGTCAACATGTTCACCAACACCGAAGCCTCCGAGAACCTCACCTCCGGCTCACTGAACCTACCCACCAGATTCGTAGCCAAAGCCGACCCAGCCGCCGCTGTATCCAACGGGATATCAGTCAACGAGAAAGTCTTGATTCCATACTCTGTTTGGCTGGCCGTACCATTCGCAACACTCGACACCGTCCCACCAGATATCTGCACGGTGGCACGGTTCACCACCGTCTCAGCACCATAGACATTGGACAACGACTGGATCGGAATGGCACCCGTTGCAGTACCACCAAGACTTGCCACAGCCGTCCCAAACGAAGTGGACACACGCGCATCAAAGTTGATGTTGCCAGAACGGTCAGCAAACAAACGACCATCCTCAGCGAACTGCACAGCCTGCAAAGCAGCCAACGCATTCGTCGCATCCTCATAGGCAACCGTGCCACACGTTGCCACACCAGTAGAGATCGAACGCAACGCTGTAGACCAAGCCACCTCACTCCTGTTCAGAATGGTGTTGACTCGGGCTGAGGTGAGTTCAGCCGATGGGGTGAATGCGGTGAGTGTCGTTTGTGATAGTTGGGCTAGGGCATCGACACCGAGGATGGTGGCGGTTGAGAGTTGTGGTTCGGCATAGTCAATGTTGAGGTCGAAGACGTAGCCTGAGAACATCGCAGCTGTTCCAGCGGTGCCACCGTACACCTGCACCTGGCGACGTGGAGCAATACCCAACGCACCCTGATACCAAGGCGAGTCGGTGTTGAGTGGGTCAAACTGGCGGCCTGAAGCCTGATCGTTCGCAACGATGTTCAAGGTACCGGCGTTGAAAGTGTCCAACTGGGTTTGACGGCCACGATTGATATTGACCGCTTGCACATATTCGGTGATGTCCACAAAGTCTGTTGAACCATCCAGCGTGTCACCGCCATCCAATATTGATGAATCAAGTGTGAATGCGTCAGCAAGAAAGCCGACATCCAACAACACCTTGACCGTTTCCCCCCACTTCATAACCTTTGCCATCAGCCGAACGTCCCCGTGAACGGGTTCCCTCCATTGTTCCTGGCACGACGATTCAGTATGTCCTGAATCTCCTGAGCCACCTGATCAGGACTAGACACCAACCCAGCATTCACCACCACATTTGTTTGACCACGATAGATGTCAGCCATGCCACCACTAGCGTTGCCAGTCACCGTAGACCCGACAGTGCCGGTGAACTCTGACATCGGATTGTTCGCAGCAATCTTCGGATACAACTTCGCCAACTCACCCTGCTTCTCATTAGCATCATTCAAACGTTCCTGAGCGTCAGCTTCACGATCAATCGCATCAGCCACAGCCTCAGAAGCATCAGCCTGACGCTTCTTCGCATCATTGACAAGATTCAACGCCTCCTCATAAGCCTTACTACCATCAGTCGCACCAGACACAGCCTCATTCAACAACTGCTGCTGATCCTTCAACTCACCAGTCGCATCAGACTGATCATCAGTCGCATCCTTCAAAGCCAACTTCGCCTCAGCTAACGCAATCTCAGCCTCACGAATAGCCTGAGGAGAAGACTCAGGGTCTTTACGAACCTTCGCCAACTCCAACTCAGCATCCTTCACAGCGAACGTCGACTGCTCAATCCGATACCCAGCCCGCTCAACCCCACGCTGAGCCTTATCCAACAACAACGCAGCGGCCTTAGCTTGTGGAGAATCAGCACCGAACCCAGCAGTGATCTGCGCCAAGTTGGCCTGAGCTGTAGCCAGGTCAGCATCAGCCGCAGCCTTCGCCTCATTAGCCCGCTTGGAATCATTCTGCGCTTGAGTGAACGCCTTGGATGCTTTGGTCGAAGCCCGCATCGCATCCGTGTACTTCTCCAACTTCTGCTTCGCAGTTTCCACAGCCTTAGCCGCACCAGTCGTTGACTTGGTCTTGTCATCCTCTTCCTCTTTGCCAGTCCGAATGACCTTGCCAACACGCTCAGCGTTCCGAACCTGCTGCTCAGTGGTGCGATTGCTAGAGAACTTCAACGCATCCAACTCCAACCGAGCAGTCCTGACACCGTTAGCCAAATCTAAGAACAGTTGATCCGCACCAGCAAGTTGCTCATCAATACGGTCACCGATGTTGCTGGCCGTGACACCAACCGCAAGCGACTTGAAGGCACCAACAGCGTTGAATGACGCTGCACTAGCAATTACTCCAACCTGACCCAACTTCTCAATGACATCAGCCAAACTGCGCAAGAACTCAAGGGTGGCAATATAGGCACCTTTCATCACTTCAATCGCTTTGATACCGAAGTCGCCCATCGCAGCAATCGCAAACTCAAACGCTCGACCAACACCCTTCTCACCAAGGTTCTCAGCAAACGCTGTGATCGCAGGAACAATGTTGTCGTTGATGAAGTTCACAAACTCTTTGAAGTAAGGCAACAACACCAACCCAACCTCAGTTGCGGCATCAGACAAAGAAGCCTGCAAGATGCGCATCTGGTTGGCGAAGCCTTCCGAGGTTCGCGAGAAGTCACCTTGAGCCAAGTTGGTATCTTTCAGAATCAGCGCATACGCGGCCTGAGTCTTGGCTGTGATGTCGAGCGCACCCTTGCCGTCATACAAGCCCATATTGAATGCTTCTTGTTTCAAGCGTGTGTCATTGATGGCAACACCGAAACGCTTCAAAGGTTCAGCCTCACCGGACAAACCTGAACGCAACGCAATGATCGCTTCTTCAATCGGTGTGTTGTTGAACGAAGCCAAGTCAGCAGCCAACTGAACCAATGTGATTGACATGTTTGCGGCTTGACCCTCACCGATACCGAACGCTTGGATCAAGTTGCCGAACGTGCCAGACGCTTCCAACGCAGCCTGCTTCGTGATACCAAACGACGCTGCTGAAGTCTTTGCGAAGTTGTCAATGATGAACGCCGAGTTGCCGAACACTGTGTTCACCTTCGACTGAGACTCCTCAAGATTTGATGCCTGTTGCACCAACTTGAATGATGCAGCAGCCACAGCACCAGCCGCAGCAGTACCAGCAATCGCCATCGTCTTGAACGACGGGATCAGGTTCTTCAACGACTGGGCAACACCCTTCTCCATCTGCTGAGAAAGATTTGTGAAACTCTTCGCTACCTTTCCAATGCCAGTAGTCGCATCACCAATATCAGATACAAACTTGACAACAAACGTGCGCTCACCAGCCATGCGCCGATTCTACTCGGATGCCTCCAACTGCTGACGCAAAGCACGAAACTCTG